TGCTGCTCCGTCACTTGACCCACACTTGTCACAGGGTTGATGTGTTTGTGTGAAAGCCATGACTTTGGTATGATTTTATCTGCATATGTTATTCCTTTCTTTTCGCACCAACGAGCGTAAGTGGTGTCGCTTCCCTTCCGTATCTTGTTCGCAGCGTTCATAAACACCATTCGTATATCTAGGTGTGGATGTTGCTCACGTACTAACAGATGTTTAGTTCTGTCCTCGACCGTCCAAACTCCCTTTGCCTCTATGATAATACCATTAGGCAGGATGAAGTCTGGTGTGTAGGTTGATACTTTACGGTACTCTATCTTGAGTGTCTCGTATTCAAAGTCGACACCACTACGCTGTAATTGGTTAGCTAATTTAGATTCGAAACCTGAACGATAACGGTTATTAGAAGTTCGCTGTGACTTCTGTCTCGCTCGTCTCTTCCGCATCGAATGTAGTTTCTAAGTTTTCGCCTCCGTTAACATATCCTTCTTCTTCAGTAGTGAATCCGAATGCGTCGGCTGCTACGCTACTTACCCCACCGTTCTGTAGTTCTATTACTTGTACGGCTTGCAGTTCAAACGTCACACCAAACCCTTGACTTGGTACATACCAAAACCTCGGACGAAATGCCATGTTTACTTTACTACCACCCCATACTTTAACATCTTCAGGTAACGGTTTGCCTTGGCTATCGAACAACGCAATAGATAGGCTGTAAGTTGTTCCGTCTTTGCGTCTGCCTCCGGCTTTCAACTTAGACTTAACAAGCGTACCCTCATCTGTATCAGTGATAGGTAATCCTTTCTGCTCGATCTTCTTACCAGCGTGTTGTTCCTGTACTTGATTTAACTCCTCTTCGTACAACGGACGTATCGTGTTTTGTAACATCTCAGCTTCCTCTTTACTGACTATCAAGTCACAACTGTACGTACCGAACTCAGGATCAAACCGTTTGTTAGGTTCATTGAGGTGACAGTACTTAGCTGTTCCTTTTACTTTAATAACTGCGTGTTTCTTTCTACTTTGTATACTCATATTTCTCTTAGTGTTTTTATTATGTATTATTAAGACAGCAGGTACATTGCTCGATCTATTTGCGAGACGTCAAGCGTCCCAAGTTCAGGCAGGTCAGGCAACTTTGCTGTCGGGTATTGATTCAATAACTCACATCTGAACTCGGCTAGTAAGTCAATTGAAAAGAAATTCTTGTAGGTTTTTCGTACGTCTTGGTGTACTTTTCTTGCGTTGGATGCGTGGCTTATGAAGCAGTCGTGAACAAAGCCCATGTCGTACTCCATTGCGTACGCTAATCGGTGAACAACAGCTGCATCTATGCCGTGTATAAAGTTAGCAGTGATTCCTTTGCGTTGTTCCTTCGGGTCGATATCATCAGTGTCGTCCTCCAAGTCAACCTTGGTTGCTATGTTACCGACAATTGTACGACAACATATACGTTTTGTTTTAGTCAGTCCTTGTACTACTTTAAATCCACTCGGTGTCGTCCATCTGATTATTTGATTTCCTATTGCATTGGCACAACCACGCAGGAACTTCTGAATACGGACAACATTCTCCAACTCCTCCCGTGCTACCGTGTTGAACTGTTCGGCTAGGTAATTGATAGCGTCTACGTTCTCGCCCTCTTGAAACGGATGGTCGTCTCCAATGATATTTAAAAAGTTACTAAGCACGTGATAGTACGACTGACCGTACGGTTTATTCATCACCGCAGCCTTAGCCATAGCTCTTGTCACTCCGTACTTAAACCATTCAGATGCTATATAACTCTCACTTGACTGCTCCTTCAACCGTTCGTACACAAGGTCAGCAATGTGCTGATACATATCTCCTACTGGTTGGTCAGCTATCAGGTTACAGTGCTTGGCGTGGCGTGTGTCCCGTAATAACAAATGTAATATCTGCATACCGTTGTTACTACAATCCATACGTACAGGAAAGTGAGAAACGTAACCATATCCTTCCTTTGTGTACGTCTCATACTCATAACAAAATGCTAGGAATCCAAACGGTTCACTCGCTTCCATCCACCAGTCGTTCGTCATCGGGTCTTCAGCTGTTTCTAGAAACCACTTCTGATGTTTACCTACCCAGTGCAACCGTTCTTCAATGCTACCCTTTACACCCCACGCATTAGCTCCGTGGATCAACAGTCGTTCAAGGTCGTCTTCATCCATAACCTGTTGACCATCACCGAATAACAAAAGACCACGTGCTAAGTCGTTACCTTGTGGGTGCAGATAAGCTGGCATATAATATACCCTGCCTCTGTAATCAACACGTGCCGGAAAGTAAACGTCGTCCCACTCCTTATACTTCTTAGCTAGGTGTAATATCTTGGCGTGTTGTAGCCTTTTGCTACGGTTACTTTCATTGCGTCGTCGTATCTTGTCCTGTTTAAACTTCCACTCACGTAATTCTTCAGGTCGTTCGTGTCCGTTCTCTAAATATGGTTGCAGTGGTATCTCATGGAAGTCAAAGACCCGTTCCAATTCGTAACACTTTAGAGCAACATCTAAAATCTTCGTGTTAATTTTCCACTTTACCTGCTGAATGTTATTCACGGACACGTAAAGATTCTTCATGCTTGCAAACTCGTAGTTGCTACCGTTCGGTCGGTTCATAACAAACGGATCGTCAAAGCTCTCGTATCCACCACTGTAAAAGTCTACCCAGTCTCTCGGTTTTGTCGGCAACGCCATACGCATCGGATCAAGCATCTCTTTCCATGTGTCAAACCGTCGGACCCAGTCACTGAACTCCGCAGACAAGGTAACAATCTTTCGTTGCTTCTTTCCGAACCGTTCAATACGAAATTCTATCAGTCCTGTGTGTCTTTCAATCTCTCCCAACAACCACGCCCCTAACGATACCTTCAGCCTTGTCTCCCAACACGTAAACCGTCGGTTATTCTTTTCTACCGTGTAAAATCGTTGCATCTTTGACCGTTTACTCTTCGGTTTTTGAACACTGAACATCTTATTCTTAGGCACGGTGTGTTCTGCTACCCTCTGCCTTGCGATCTCTTCAAATGCTTTACCAACTTCCGATGCCAACCGACTAAAGTGTCGGGTCTCTGCGTACATCTTATCAAGCACCGTCTTTAAAGCTATCTGTGCTACCATTTGTGGGTGGAAGTCTGCTATGTAACACAACCATATCGGCATGGACGGACTATCATCACTGGCAAATCGGTTAAAGAAGTCCTCAATGGGTTGTGCTAGTTGTGGTGCAAGCTTACTTAACACACGCTTACTGCTGTCCATCTCCGACCCACGCTCACTCTCCCTGTAGATTTGTTGGAACTGGCGATAGGTAGCTCGTCCCCATCTCTTCATCTCGGCTTCGATTGCGTTCACTTGGTCAGTCGTTCTCGTTCGTCTTCATTCATGTGGCAAAACCACGTCCGAGGACGAACACGAGGTCGGTCACTGCGTACAACTTTCAACTCACTATCGTAACACAACTCATTATTACTCCAAAACAAGTCGTACCCTTTCGTGACCAGTGCAGATATGGACTCGTCTAAATGTTCCAATACCTCCTCGTGTTCGTCCGTTTCTTCCATCTCTCTCAGTCTATTGTTTGTTTGTTTATCCGTTGTATCTGTACCTGCTATCCTCTTTATATGCGGATGCGTACAAATCGATCTCTACATCTTCAACCTCAACGATCTCAATTTCTAGATGCGGATATAAGTTCTCTTTACGCCTACCCATTGATTCATTAAATTCTTCAACGCTCTTGTAGTAAGTAGTCGTTTCGGTTTTCGTTTCGTTTGGGTTCTCGTTGTGTATGTAAGTAATCTTTTTTCTCGGTGTCATATTAGTTTAGTCCTATGGTTTTGTAGTTGTTCATCATCAAAGTCAACACAATTGACCAGTGAATCTTATCTTGCTTGGAACAGTTTTCAGATGCCCACATTGGTTGTAAGTTTTGGTAGTTGAAACAAACCTTCTGATGGCTCGGTTTAGTCAGATCAAAGAACGCACACGGAATAATGTGATCGATATGCCACTCTCCGTGATTATCCCACGACATACCGTCTTTGAACTTTAATTCAAAATTTTTACGCACGGTTACATCATCCGCCCCTAACAACTCATCTACATCCCATTGTCTATCTAATCGTGGTATCAATTTACCATAACGACTACGAGTTGCCACTAAAAACAAATTACTCTCACGGTATCTTCTTTGATTTTCTCGGTGTCTCTCTCGGTACTTAGCGGTTAATCGATGTGCTTTACATTTACCATTCTCTCTTCTTTTAGCGTGGTTTTTTCTAACAGCTTCTCTAACTCTGCCGAGATGCCTCTTCTTGTAACGCTTCGAATCAGCTGTTTTTAGTTCAGGATTATTTAAATTCCACTCTCTATCTTTCTTTCTTCTGTTTTGATGTTGTTCTACTGTTCCCCACCTCTGCGTATTTAGGCTGTCATTCTTTATGCGTATTAGAACTAAACCTTTAACTTTCGGATGTGGTTGACCTCTGTCGTTTGTTTTTAATTCGACCTGTAAAGCGGTTTGATTAAGCTTACCCTTATTAGTGCCGCTTTCATATAGGTATTTCTTAGGTATTTTCATGACCGCACCTCGTCATTTTGCACGGACACGTAAAGATCATGCTTCTCGTTGTCAATCTTATCCTTTAATTTCTGTAATTCTAAGTACAAGGGAAAAAACCTATTCGACGGGTCAATGCAATCCCCTCCCATCTCGTTTTGGTGAATCCAGTACATCAACTCCTCAATCATTACGCTTGGTTCTAAAGTTATCTCCCGGCTCATTACAACGCTATCCTTTTAAAGGTTGATGTGTCAGTGTGTACGCATCCGTCATCGGTTGAGCAGTAAGTATCGTAACAAGTGACAATCCACTCGCCACCTTTGTAGTCGTCGTCTTGCCAGATGTTAAAGTCAACAAAACCATCAGGAGTCTCTATTGAATCCCAGTGGTCGGTTGATGGATCGGTTGAATTGATGTGCTGTTTTGCACGGACGCGTATGTTTTCTTTTATATCGTCGGTTAGGTTTAATTTCATCGGTTTTTTATTGGTTGTCGGTTAACTAATCGGAATACAGCATTGAAATGAATAAAATTACA